TGGGGTGCCGGGTCGTCCGGCTTGCGTGAATCCTACACCATGCGCCGCCCTCGTCAACCCTGCGGTGTCGTAATCCGTAACGCATCCTCGACGGACCTAGCCACACCAGCAATCCCGCCTGCTGCCTGCACTGCATCGAGCCATTGCTGCTGCTCTGGCCGGAGCCTGCCGGTAGCGGTCTTGACCTCGATGCTGGTGAACACCGCCACCTGCTGGCCCACCATCTCAGGGGTGATGGTGACGGTGCGCCAGCCGATGAGGTCAGCGCTGCCCTTGCATAGCCCGAAGCTGACCGGGCGGCCATTGGCGTCACGCAGGGTGCCGGTGTTATTGCGGAAAACCCTGGTATCGCCCTTGCTGACAGCTAACCGGATTTCCTGTTGGATGCGTTGCTCGCTATCGCCCCCGCTGCGACCGGGCATACATCACGTGTTTTGCCCACGCTACCGCGTTCTTATATCCCCGGCTCTGGCCTAGTGCAATCAGGTCCTGCAGCGACTGAGCACTCCCCTGCTCGCGTTTGCGTTCGCGGGCGGCTACCTCAACCAACTCCCCCTCAACCTGCTGCAGCTCCCTGGTTTCCTGTGGCGCAAAGACATGCCCGCACTCGCGGCAGACCTGCGCAGCGCTCATGCTGGTGGCAAAGCACTGCGGGCACACCTTCACGCTGGGCGCTTGCTCGCGGTCGCGCTTTTTAAGGCCATCCAGCGTCCACTCACGCGGTTCTAGGTGATGGCCGAGCCGGAGCGTATTGCCGACGTGATCCAGTACCACTGCAGCAGCCTTGCCGGGTGATGGCCGCAGGCAGCGACCAATCATCTGCAGATGCAGGCTGGTGCTAGCGGTAGGCCGCAGCAGGATGCAGCCGCCAACGCTAGGCACGTCCACGCCCTCGCCAATCAGTGCGCAGCTAGTCAAGACCTTCAACCTGCCGGTGCCTAGGTCATCCAGCAATTGTCGCCTAGTGGCCGCATCCATGCTGCCGTCGATACTGGCGGCTGGGATGCCAGCACTTATAAATAGACGCGCCACCGCCTCGGCATGGGCCACTGAGCAGCAAAAGGCAATTGCCGTCTGGCCATCGAGGTGCTTGCGGTAGTGGCTTAGGCAGTCGCCCATGATGGTGCCGATGCGGTGCTCAGCCTCTTTGGTGTCGAAGTCACCCATCCGTTTGCGCAGGCCGGTGGTATCAAAACCCGGCGGCCCAAACACGCGGGCGCTAGCGAGGTAGCCGTTATCGGTGAGCCACTGCGCGGTGGGGCCTTCCACCATCGCTTGGTAATGCTCGCCCAACCCGCGACCGTCGAGCCTGATTGGAGTCGCGGTGACACCTAGCACATGCGCTTGGTGGAAGTGTTCCAGTGTGCGTGCCCACGTGCCGGCATTGCTGTGATGCGCCTCGTCGATAATGACGAGCTGGAAGAAGTCACGCGGCAATTTGTGCAGCCTGCGGGCTACGGTTTGCACGCTGGCGACCTGCACCGTATGGCTTAAGTCCATGGCGCGACCGGCTGCAATAATGCCATGCGGTGCCGGAATTGCACGGCTGGCTTGATCCAGCAGCTCCTGACGATGCACCGCGATCAGCACGCGGTTGCCCTTGCGTGCAGCAGCTTGGGCAATGTGGCTGAAGCACACGGTCTTGCCAGCGCCGGTGGGCAGTACCGCCAGCACCTTGCGGTGGCCTAGCTGGTACCGCAGGCGGATGTCGGTTACTAGCTGTTGCTGGTAGGGGCGGAGGTTCACTGGCACTGCGCTCCCTTGCCGGCGTTGCAGTCACGACACAGCACTTGCAAGTTGTCAGGCTCGTTGGTGCCGCCTTTAGATACTGGGTGAATGTGGTCTATCTCAAGCGTGGCGCCATCCTTAGCGGTAACGCCACACATTTGGCAGCGGTAGTCATCGCGCTTAAGGATCTCAAAGCGCAGGCTGGGCTTGATTGGCTGGCGCTTTGGCTTTTCTTCTTCAATAACAATTCCAACCTCTTTCCATTCGATAAACGTTTGCCCTTTGTGCTGAAAAATTGCAAGCGAAGATTTAGCGGGACAGCATTCACAAGTAAAAAGTATTTCCATTCCGTCACGGCGCGAGCTCGGGCAATACGCCATTGAATAATTTGTTTCTTGTATAACTCTAAATGCATTTTTTTCTGTTTTGCATAAAACAACAAAATCGCCAGTCTCGCTGTCTTCATTTCTGTTGTAATACATAACTGCTTCGTGATGCAAATAATTGCCACCACAAGCAGGGCAGTCAAGGCCGTCGTAGGCAAAATTGCTGCCAGAGATCGGTAATTTCACAGGATTGAGCCAAATGCCTTGACACCTTAGCCAAAGTCGCTAAGCTTGGCAAGCCCTCAACCGAAATCGTGCATCCCATCTCGGTTCTCTTTACGCCGGAGCAGGTCCGCTGGCTTGATGCTCGCCGCTCCGACGGCCTTTCTCGCAGCGCAGTGATCCGTCTTGTGGTGGCCGAGGCCATGCGCTTGCATCGCCATGGGCTTTTGCCTGCCACTGGCTACCGCGAAGATGACAATGCCAAATGATGTCATGGACCTAGCCCGCAATCGCTGGGCTGAAATCCTTACTGCCATTGGTGGCGTTTCAATCAGTTATTTAGACAACAAAGGAAAACCTTGCCCGCTTTGCAAGGAAGGCCGTGACCGCTTTCGATTTGACGACTTGGAGGGTAATGGCACTTGGTATTGCAGCAAATGCGGCGGCAAAAATCGTACTGGCGGCGCCGGCAACGGCATTGACATGCTTATGCGACACATGGGCTGGGGCTATGCCGAAGCCTGCAAGCATATTCAGCAGTATCTCGCAGTGATACCAGATCCTCCAATTACAGGCGCTGAATACGTTTGGCATTACACCAGCACCTTTATTGTCACTCGTTTTCCGGGCAAAAAGATTCGCCCTCTTTGGTGGGATGGCGAGCAGTGGAGGTGGAAGGCGCCACCAGCACCTCGACCGCTGTACTGGGCGCGCCGTGACCCAACAGCGCCAGTCCTGATTTGCGAAGGCGAAAAGGCAACTGACGCGGCCCAACGCCTATTTCCATCTGCTGCCTGCTGTTGCTGGCCTAGTGGCTGCAAAGCCATTGATAAAGCCGACTGGTCGCCACTTGCCGGTAGGCGTTGCGTGCTATGGCCTGATGCGGACCAACCAGGCCGTGAAGCAATGGCCAAACTGGCCCCCAAGCTGCTAAAAGCTGGCGCCGCTCAAGTCCGCATCGTCCAGCCACCATCCGACGTGGAAGAGGGATGGGACCTAGCAGATGCCACTTGGACCCAAGCCGAGGCATCCGCCTATCTCAAGGCCAACCGCTCGACACCCATTGAGCCGCCCGAGCTGGCGCCGCTGCCTGAGCCAGAGCCGGCCATTGACCCCGAGCCGCTGCCCGCCACTGGTGAATATTTCACATGCCTTGGCTTTGACAACGACTCCTACTACTACCAACCCAACAGCACCGGCCAAGTCACGCGCCTGTCACGCAGCAGCCATACCGGAACCAATCTGGTTGCCCTTGCGCCGCTTTCCTACTGGGAATCGCTTTTTCCAGCCAGCACCAGCGCAAACTGGACTGCTGCAGCCAGCAGCCTCTTCGCTCAGCAAGCCGCAGCCGGTGTCTACAGCCCTGATCGCATCCGTGGCCGTGGCGCATGGTGGGACAACAAGCGCACCATCCTGCATCTTGGTGACAGGCTCATTGTTAATGGCATCCCGCAGCGCACGTCTGATGGCATCAGCGACAGCGCTTACATCTACCAGCGCCTTGCCAGCTTGCATGGTCCCAACGGCGCCAAGCCGCTCAGCGATGCAGAGGCGTTTGAAATTGGCGCCCTAGCCGAGCGGTTCCACTGGGAGGTGCCAGCATCTGGCCTGCTATTGGCAGGTTGGGTCACGCTTGCGCCAATTTGCGGCGCCCTCGCCTGGCGCCCCCATGCATGGCTAACCGCAGGCGCTGGTTCTGGTAAGTCCGCAGTCCTAGAAAAGTACGTCGGCCCATTGCTTGGTGATATGGGTCTTGTCGTCAACGGCAACACCACTGAACCCGGCATCCGCCAAGCACTCCGTGCCGATGCGCTACCCGTTGTATTTGATGAAGCCGAATCCAACGAGCGATCGGACCAGATGCGGATGCAGGCAGTGCTTGGCCTAGCCCGTGTGGCAAGCTCTGAATCCAAAGCCCATACACTCAAAGGCAGCCCAGAAGGCGACACACAGCGTTACACAATTCGCTCGATGTTTCTAATGAGCAGTATTGCTACCGCCTTGAAACAAGGTGCCGATAAATCACGCTTTGCGCAGCTCACTTTGCGCAATCCAAATGACATTCCAAAGGATGAGCGCATCGCTCACTGGGAGTCGCTAGAGCGTGATCTTGACCGCTATATATCAGAGGCAACTGGTCAGCGATTGCAGGCGCGCACTATTGCATTGATCCCCACTATTCGCGCCAGTGTGCGTATTTTTACCCGCGCAGCAGCCGAAGCATTTGATAGCCAACGCCTTGGCGATCAATACGGCACATTATTAGCTGGCGCATGGTCCTTGCAGTCAAGTGAAGTGGTCACGCGCGAGCAGGCTTGGAAACTTATTGAGCAGAACAATTGGGAGCCATACAGTCAAGCAACAGAGGTGCCAGACGAGAAGCGCTGCCTTCAGCGCATCCTCCAGCATCAGCTTCGGGTCGAAGGTGACAAGACCGTTACACGCACCGTTAGCGAGCTCATGGAGCTTGTCCTTCACCATGGAAATGACCTCAACGTGACCGCTGAGCTGGCAGAAGCCACCCTTGGCCGAAATGGCATCAAAGCCGAATCCGGCCTCCTCTACGTATCCAATACCGCCAACGCCGTGGCTGCCATGCTCAGCGACACGCCATGGAGCAATTGCTGGCCAACTGTGCTCGCTCGCTTGGCTGGCGCTGGCCGCCCTGGCGTCACCCGATTCCGTGGAATGTCAGGCACCAGCAGGGCTGTCAGCATTCCAGTGACCACAATTTGACCGTTACGGTCATCTTCGCTTGTTACGGTGCTTGTTACGGTAAAAACCCTGTCGTGGACTGGGTTGTTACGCCTGTTACGCCTGTTACGGTCGCCCGGTAGAGCCCCCCTTATATAAAAAGCCCTACCTACCTACTTATCCCCCTGTCCTCTTGTATGTATGTCTCTTCTGAAAAAAGCGTAACAACGTAACAGGTGGCTGAGATCCCGCTTGTGGCGGGCGATCTCGGGTGTTACGGTAGGCGTAACGCACCGTAACAGGCGTAACACCCCCCATGCAAGAGATCAAAGTCCGTTTTCAGCCGTCAGACATCGCCGCCCTGGACCAGCAGGTGGCCACCGCTGGCACCACCAGAGCGCAGCTCATCCGTGACAGAGCGTTAAGCCTCCCTGTTGCACGGTTGACCACGGTGGATTACCATGCGCTGGTGGCTGATGCTGTTGCCGCTACCCGCGGTGACCTGCCTCGCCTTCAGGTGGAATATCTCGTTGCTTATGTCATCACCAAACTTGATCAACATTCCCGCCAAGCAGTCGCCGGTGATCAACCGACTTCATGACTGCATGACCCAAGCGCTGGCATACGCCGCCGCCATCCGCGACAACGCACAAGATGACGGCGTGCCCATCCCCGTGGAACTCGTCGCCAGCTTTCAAGACGATTACAACAACATCCTCGCCGCACTCCATGAAGCTCATCACCTCGCAGGTTGACCTCGACCACGCGTTGCGCACCATCGCACCAGCCGTTGGCATCCGCAGCTCGCATCCAATCCTTGACTGCTGCCTCATCACCGCCGCCCGTGGCACCGCCACCATTACGGGCTTCAACCTTGACCTCGGCATCACGGTCACCATCACAGCCGCCGTCGATACCGCTGGCTCTGTTGCATTGCCGTATCGGCTCCTAGCTGGCCTTGTAAGCCGCATGGACGATGGCGAGCCTGTGACCATCGCAGACGGCACTGTGAGCGCCTCTGGGGCGTCCTATGGCCTTGCTGCGTGTGATGCAGCCGATTACCCGGCAATGCCTGCTGTAGAGGCTCCTAGCGCTGACCTGGACATCACCGCTGGCGTGCGTGCCTGTCTCGTGGCGGCCAGCACCGATGCATCCAAGCAGGTGCTACAGGGCATCCACCTCGCTAACGGCTACATGGAGGCCACCGACGGTCATCGCCTCATCCGCCTTGCAGTGGACCTGCCCGATGGCGTTAACCTCACCCTGCCAGCCAGCACCATGAAGCTGTTGCAAGACCGCACCGTGGGCATCGCAGCCGCCAATGGCCAAGCCGTCATCGATGCCGGCGATGGCATCACCATCTACAGCCGCATCCTTGATGGCTCCTATCCCGACGTGGCAAAGCTCATCCCCACCACCTTTGAGCACGTCATCACCCTTGACCGTCACCGTTTCGCACGCTGTCTAGAGCGTGTTGCACTCATTGCCGAGGCGCATAACTCCGTCGTTAAACTCACCGCCACACCCGGCAGCCTTACCATCACCGCCGAAGCTGATGCCAGCAATGGCAAAGAACTCATCACCTACACCGGCACCGCATCTGGCGCCTGGGCATTCAATGTCCACTACCTCCTAGATGGCCTCAAGGCATTCCGGTCGGCAGAATCCGTTACACTGTCAACAAATGGCCCCACGACTCCTGTAGTCTTGACGCCATCTAATGCATCAGATCAGACTTACCTGATAATGCCTGTGCAAATTCGTAACTGATTCAATGGCGCGCAAAAGCTCCAAAGATGAAATCCAGAACCGCGTAAACGAGGTTTACGGATTGCTTCTGCGCGCATACAGCCATAATCAGATCGTTCAGTACGGTTCCGAAAAGTGGGGTATTACTGAACGCCAAGTTCGTGATTACTTGGCTGAAGCGCGCAAGCTGTTAGCACTTGATGCTGAGCTTGCGCGTCCGCAGTGGCTTGAAGCTGCGTTAGCCCGAGCCCAAGAATACGAGCGCCGCGCATCAGATAAAGACCAACTGGGAACTGCGCTGATGGCGCTTGAAAAGCAAGCGCGGTTGCTGCGATTTGAGATGTCGTGAGCCTCGTCGCAGGCATCTGCGAAGATGCGCCGCTGCTTAGCTTCATGGAGATGCCAACAGCGGCATCCATGGATGAGCTGGTAACAAGCATCCGCAGCGACCTGCATCCTGGGCAGCTTGCGTTTGTGGATGATGCCACCACGCAAATTATTGGCATCAGTGCTGGTTATGGCGCCGGCAAGACCCGTGCGTTATGCGCTAAGGCAGTGATGCTTGCTGCAGCCAATCAAGGCTTCATTGGTGCGGTGATGGAGCCCACTGGCCCATTGATCCGCGATATTTGGCAGAACGACTTCGATGATTTCCTAGAGGCATATGACATCCCGTACACCTTCCGCGCATCACCATTGCCGGAGTACACGCTGCACCTGCCAGGCGGTGACACCAAGATCCTGTGCCGCAGCTTTGAAAACTGGTCACGCATCATTGGTTTGAACCTTGCATGGGTGCTGGCCGACGAGATCGACACGGTGACGCCCAACATCGCCAATAAAGCATTTCCCAAAATCCTTGGCCGCTTGCGCTCAGGCAATGTCAGGCAGTTTGCCGCGGCCAGCACGCCCGAGGGTTTCAGGTGGATGTGGAATACCTTCGGCAGTGATGACGCCCAGCAGCGCACCGACCGCAAGCTCATCAAGATGCGCACTGCTGACAACCCCCACCTGCCGCCGGACTTCATTGAGCGACTGCAAGCCAACTACGACCCGCAGTTGCTGCGTGCATACCTCGATGGCGAGTTTGTCAACCTCACCACTGGTCAGGTCTATGACCGCTTTGACCGCAGCAAACACATCA